GATGCTACCTCTAATACTTTATCGAAAGTATCTGGTTCTTCTCCATCATGATATTTCCAGTCATGTAATCCTTTATTACGTTCCTGTTCCTCTGGAGTTTGTTCCATATGAGGAAGTCTTATTGGATTACCACCTGGATCTATACCGAAACCTGGGTCTTGTATGATCCTACCATACTCATCGAAGTGTTCACCATGAGCTTGAAGTTGCCAGTCTGGATGACCAGGAGTAGGATTCTCACCATACCCATCATCATTCTCTCCTAAAGGTGCGTTTGTCCGTCGTATATTATTAGCATTTATAGCTAATTCAACAGGCCAGTCTTTACCTGGAGGCATTGGGTTTGGATACCCAGGCCAAGGAGGTTTCCCTGGATTACCACCTGGAGGTGGGTTCTCTGCAGGGCGTTCTCTCCTAGCTACTTCTGATTCTTGGAAAGCTATTTGATTTTGTATTTTTAAACTTTCATTTTGTTCACGTAACGTTTTGTCCCATGCTTGTATTGCCATAGTTAAAAATTAACATTGGATCGTTCGAGTTTCTTCATAACGTCTTGTCTGTATGCAGAATCTCTATCATATCTAGGATCACTCATAGCCTGTACGACTTCTGCTTGACTACGGAATTGACTTCCGTCTGCTTTTGGTGCTGTACCAGTTAACATTTTACCATCTACTCCTCGTGAATCTTCCCATCTATAAGCTAAAGATCTAACAGCAAAGAATGCAGCTAAAGGGTCTCCCCTCTCCATAACTGCATCAAACATTTTTATCTCTTGTTCATTAAGATTACTGTTAGCCCAAGTTAACATTTCATTATAGCCTTGTTCTCCACCAGCTATGTTTTTTAATTCAGTAACATCAGCATCAGAGATTGTTCTATTAGCATATTGTTTTTCAACTTGTTCTCTATATCTAAGATGCATATCAGCTAGTTCAACTGGAGTCAGCTTATTTAATTTATCTAAAGTTTCTTTATTATAATCATCTTTAGAAATAGCTTCTTCCCATAGTGTATCTAGGATTCCAGCTTCTGCAGTATCTTCTTCAGTTTCTTTCTCTTTTTGCTTACCTTCTTTGGACTCCACTTGTTCACTATCTTCGGTGTTCCCAGCTTTTCCGCTATCTTCAGAACCTTTTTCTCCAAGTTTTTGCTGAAGTTCAACATAAGCTTTCTCTAATTCTTGTGCATCTTTATATTTACCAGCAAGTAAGTTATCCTGTGCTTCTTGCATTGCTTCTCCGACTTGCAGAGAATCCTGCTCATCTGCATTGAGATTCTCTGCTGTTGTTACTTCTTGTGTATTTTCAAATGTTAATGTTTCTGCCATTGTTTACTCTTGTGGTGGGGGTAATTGCTGTTCTGCTTGTTGCTGTAATCGTGCTGCTAACGCTGGATTTTTCGACGGATCATTAATAGGAGCTTTAGCTATATTAGGTTCTTGCTTCATCTGTTCCATCTGCATCTGTTGTTGCATAGATTGCTGTTCTTCTTGCTGTCTTTCTTGCATACTCTTAACAAGATTTAAGACATCTATACCTTGAGCTGCTGCTAATCTCTTGATTACTTCGTCAGGATTAATGTATTGTTGGATAGCTTCTGGACCCATGGTCTGTGCAATAGTCTGTAGGAAAGCTCCCAAGGCTTGTACATCTTGACCCCTACCAAGGCTGTTAATACCAGCAACGATGATAGGCTTAACCATACCTTTTGGTATCTTAGGTATTTCACCTGTCTTTTGGAAGACACTAAGCTTACGGTTTAGATAAGGTACAAGGAATTCAATAGTTAGTAATCCAAATAGACCACCTAACTGTTGTTCTAACTCTAACTGAGTCATCTGGACTTCTTGTGCAGTAGTCCTTTCACTATCCCTTACACTTAAGATAAGGAAAGCTTCATTTAATCTCTTCTCTAACGTAGCCATTAGCTGGAAAGCTGTCTGGAAATCAGCAGTCTTACCAACTTGTACTACACCTATATCATCTGGTCTTCCTTGAACGATTGCTCCGTTGCCTGCAGTCGCCAGTGTCTGCGGTTTAGTAGTGCTTGAGGGTGATACAGTGAAAACAACTTTAGCAGCTGCTGCAGAGCCTTCTACGAGTGCCTGAGACAGTGCTTCAAGTGACTTAAGATCCCCTATAAACTGACCTACTCTACCACGACCATAAGCTTCTCCATCTACTGTGTTAAAACGTAGTGGTAGCCATGGTGTTGTATCTACTGGTGACTTACCTTGAGATCCTGGTAATACTTTATCGAATACTTCTTGATGCCAAATGAATCTATTATTATCTCTAGTGACATGAGTAT